CTGTGATACCCAGTTGGCTCATAATCAGCATAACCACAGCACCGAATGCCGTGAATTTAATCTGCTGTAAACAAGCGGATATGTCCGATAAAGCCTTGGTTAAAGCATCTGCCGTCCGTTTGACTTCCCGAATCTCTTCAGCGTGTTCATGTGTTCGCCATTCGAGTTTCGAGAGTCTACTTTCCATATCTTCCATCCGCTAACCGCATAAGTAAATGCAAGCGACTTGCTTGACTTCGGAGTAAGTAGAGAATGTTACGTTCTCACGAACTTTGGCTACTGTAGTTGACCGGATGATGTCATCACCCTGTTTCTTACCTTTACCTTGGATACTTGAGGTTACGATGAGGTCACCTATTTCTAAGTTACCACCTTCGCCACAGACATTCACTTGACCTTCGCCAAGAGAGTTGATGGACACAAGTTCGCACGCTTCGTAAACCTGTGAGAATGCAGGTTTTACAAACCGCTTCATGTAGTCACCATCGACAGGGGTACTGATTGCATGGGGTATTACACTTTCAGCGAACGTCTTGGCATAAACCCCCACCACACCTTTCTGATTCGGGAGTGTAGAGACTTCGACTATGGTTATAGTGTCAGAAATACTCTCTTTAGCAATGACTTCTACATCAATCACAATATCCCCTACTTCCCCAACACTCTCTATGAGTGCTTGGTGTGACCCTGTAAACGGAAGGTATGTACCACCGTTACCGTGGATGTCACCCACAAAGGATGCTCCCACATTACCTGCGGCTGCAAGGTTAGCCTGTGTAGAAATAGTACCCGGTGCGTAAGATGGTCCCCCACCAAATACAGCTACAATAGCGGGACCGCCCATAGAACCTGCACCTATAGCACCTGCTTCCCCACTACTATTCATAGCGTGGATACTTCCCCACTTACTTCCGCTAGTAGATACAGCTGCCATTACACCTGTATGACCACCGATAGTTCCACCTGCCCCACCAAGCGAGAAACCACCACCTGTTACGTTAGCAGTACCATTAGTAATCATGGAACATGTAATACCGTTTGTGTCTATCGAAGCGGCACTCAAAGTACCTGTAGCAATCAAGTCCCCATCAATGCTGACATTCCCTTCCGAAATCGTAAAGGGTGCTCTATCTTCTGCTCCTGAGCCTGCAACAACAAAGTTATCCGTGTTGAACTTAATAGAGTTTGTGTTGAGGACAGAATTACCAAGCATCTCAAAGCCTACAACGTCACCACCTGCGTTAATAGAGATAGTGCGTTTAGCTTCTATGCCATTGATTGACTCTGAATTATCCTGTACGGTTGCTGTATACTCTCCAACGGTAGTTGTGAGTGTTTCCAGATTTGATGCTACAACTGAACCATCCGAATTAGCTACTATCTGGCTTAGTGAAGAAATATCACCCTCCACATCACCAACCCTAGCGTTCATTGTAGTTATGGCTGCTGTGGATGCCGCAGCTTCAGTTGATACTGCTGATAAATCCTGTGACAGAGTAGCCACAGAATTGTCTAAAGTCCCAAACGATGTATCAAGAGTAGTTAACGCTTGAGCGGTAGAGGAGTCTGCCGTTGTTAACGCTGTTAATGTAGATTCAACCGTTGCAGCGTTGTCATCAAACTCTGCTTGGAGGTTTACAACACTCTGAGTTATGGTTAAATCTGCCAATGCTCTCACGTTCAGTTCTGTTTGAAGACCTGCTGTGTTAGTACCTAATTGTGCATACAAATCGGCAACAATACTGGCTTCAACCTCTGCGGCTGTAGCTGTAGCTGAAGCAGAGAGAACTGCAATACTCTGCTGTTGAGCAGTCACAATATCTGATACTGCCGTTATGGTGTCATCTTGGATTTGATTATCAAGGTCTATCTTCGATTCAAGCTGTGCCTGTAGCGTGTTGAGGTCTGTGATTGTCAAGCCACTAGCAGCTGGGATAGTTGCAATAGCATCCGCAATGATTGAATTGAGTTCTGGTGTCACCAACAAGGGAGGAACTAAATCAATAACTGTCGTAGAACCGTCCTCGTTGGTTACAGTCAGAGTATCAGCAGCAGCATCATACACAGGCATATTAGCCCACTCTGTTTCTCCAGTACCTCCACTTCCGCTCCCACTACCACCGCTCCCACTACCACCGCTCCCACTAATGGGGAATTTACCCCCACTACCATCAATAACGTAGAGGATATGAGTTTCCGTATCAAGGATTAACTCACCCTCCTTTCCTGTTGCAAACGAGGAAACCTCTGCGGTTGTCCCTCGTCTTAATTGTAAGGAAACTCCCATAGGTATTTACCCCTCTAAAGGATTAGTAGGGAACACAGGGTTCTCAAAATCTGTTGTGGTTGCAGGTAAATCTCTAAGGGCTTTACGATACTCCAAGAGTTCCGTTGTTAGAGGGGCTGAGTCTTGAAGTGCCAAGAAGTCTGTATCTGCCAATAATTGGTTACGCTCTATTCGTAAGCGTCCTTTAGCGGATGCTAGGGCTTCTTCTGGGTCAGCCACTGTAGCGTTAAAGGCTACTAATTCTGTTGGCGTTAAAGGTATCACCTTACCATTGATTATTTTATTCATTGTCTATGTTCCTTATCTTGTCATTTCAGTAATGGCGATATTTCCTAAGTCAAAAGTTGACCCACTCTGCCAAGTAAACTTGATACCTGCTACTGGAGTGGAAGTACTCAAGTTAGGGGATGACCTTCCATACCAACTACATAGGGATTTGTAACCCATAATGTCATCGTTGCCAGTATTCTTTGAATGGGTGAGTTCGGACATCACCTGCATCCTAGGGTAGTTAGAATCTGCAGCATTGAAACTAATAACTGAACTACCCGTCACGCCTGTAGAATATACGTCACTTGAATTAACGTAATGATTATTAGCAGTAATATACCCAAAGTCCTGTCCAGCGTCATATGAACTTTGAGTACTGGCATTGCTATAAGTACCATTCCAAATAGACATCCAAGTGTTATAGTTAGAACTACCGTCAGCACTCATGCCCCATATCAGCAACCTGTCGTTACTTGATGGTCTTACGTTATTGTAATCTATCTTCAACCCGACAATTGACTCCCGAGGGGCTTCAAAAAAGTGAGCCACCTCAGAAACACCACCATGATTAACTTTATCCCACGCAATCCCCGGTCCAAAATTCGGTGTGTCAAAAGCTGTAGCACCAAGACCATCTGAGGTCAATACAGAACCTGCAATACCTTTAGTAGTAGGTAGCCCAAAACTTTCTCCACCGCTTTTTTGTAACTCATCTACAATTATTTTACTCATTATTCATCTTTCCTTTAATTAATTAACTAATATCTTCTAAGTATGCCAAGCCACGAATACTAAGCCAGTGTTGCCCTGATTGGTAGTATGCCTGTCCTGTTATTTTCTCACCCTCAGTCATGATTATTTCAGGCATCCATGCACCTGAATATTGTGTACCGTGACTAACAGGAGAACCTTGCCACCCATTCTCAAACATCGGCAGCCAAGAAGGGAAATAGGTTTCTACCTGTGCTGTGTTGCCATGACCTGAATAACCCGATGGATTTTCCAGACCTGCTTGAACAGTCCTCGAACCGCTAGGCAATGTCAGGGCAGAGAGGTATGTCCGATGCGCTCGGTCACCAGTAGTACCCTCATTGACCCAGACCGCAGAAGTGCCGACATAACTTGCACCCTGACTTCTATTTATTCCGTGACTCACGCTACTCAAAATGACTTTTGCTATCTTGCCCGTAGGACAAGTCCAAAAGTCTGCCGCAGAGGAGTATCCAATATTTGAACTGCTAGAGTATTCATACCCTTTTATTACTGCTATCGTTGTCATGCTCCTAACCCCCCAAAGTAATGTCTTGGAAGCACAACAGCCGCTATTGCAGAATTAACATCATCAATGCTTAGACCTGCTGCTGCTGCTCCTCCTGCTTCCACAGCTTGCGTACTATCTCCAAAACCTTGTAATGTATCGTTTATGGTTATTACTGCTTCACTCATTATGTTTAAAATCCCTTGAAATACATGGTTATCGACTGTTGTTGACTCACTGAATTGTTCTCCTGTGCTTGCTATAGTTGAAAGTTCTAACACCACCAATTCCGTACCGCTTTTTACTTCCCAAGTGTCAGTAATGGTAAAGCCCGTAGGGAGTAGTTCCGTACCCTTAACGGTCATATAAGTAGTAGCGTCTAAAGGAGCGGAACCATAGTTACTTTGATTAGCTAAGGCTGCCAATGTCTCTGGGTCTATAAGTAGCGCACTTGCTGCCGCTTCATCTGCTTTCGTAGTAGCTAGTAGTGCTTGCGCTGTCGCAACGCCTTCTGCCGTACTCGCTGCATTTGCGCTAGTTGATGCAGCAGTCGCTGAAGCTACAGCTTCATTTGCTTTTGATGTTGCCGTTTGTTGATTCACTAAAGCTGCTGCGGCATCAATAGCTACATCATTTGCATTGGCTGCTGCTGCTAATGCGTAATCCCCTGCTGCCTGTAAATCAGCTAGGTTATCCGTGACTATTTGGAGTACGTTACTGTCGACGATAACCTTTGCGGTTGCCATAGTTGCGAGACTAGCAGGGTCAGCAGCAGACGTTATTAATGCCATAGTCTCTGCGGTACCAATTACCCCAATCTCATCGGCAAGTCCTGCAACTACGGTCACATCCTCACTTATTTCTGCTACAGCATTAAGGTTGGTTTCGTTATCGTTGATTGCCGTAATGTCGCTAAGGCTTGTATAGACATTATAAATTACAGAGTCGCTTGAGGGTGTCGCTGTCGTGCTTGTCAAATCACCAAAGTCAATGTGCGTAATTGCCCCATGCCCTAAGTCATCAGCTACCGTGTTAATTTCAGTTAGGTATTCACCCACCGCTTCAAAGGCTTCTTTCGCCCCTCTAAAGTCTTGCAGAGCGACATCTTTAGTCTCTTGAGCGAGATTAAACACTTGGTCAAACGCTGTATCCAAATCGCTCTCTGTGAGCATTGCTCCCGATTGGAAATCTACTGCTTTGGTTGTTGCATCTGTCTCCCTTCTAATGAGGACTGTTGAGCCATCTGTAGGTGGGGTTGTGAATGTGATTAGACTACCATTGGTGAATGTGTAGCCTGTTTGTATTTCTCCGTCCACATACACCTTTACATCACTTTCGGTGATATAGGTGAAGGGAACGGAGAAGTCCGATTGGGTATTTCCCTGGACCACCGTTTCTATGAATGTCGTACTCATTTATCCTCCAAGTAACTCGATGAATGCCTGTCTGTTATCCTGTGGGGCAATATCCGGGTTGTTTAGTAATAGCCGCTTCTTAGCTGCCGCTTTGTATTTCCTCATGATTGCCCTCACCATTTGAACCTGTATGACATCATCTCCTTCGGAATCCCTAAAGTAAGTTCTATCGGGGTCATAGTCATATTGCCTACTTCCCATAGTTGCTTTAAGTTCCTGTTTCAACGTCTTGCCATTAAGAATGGTCGTACCCATTAATTGACTCCACTCAGAGAATTGTGCATCAGTAATATCCGCACCTCCGATACTCCTAGTGGGTCCACTAAATCCATGATTTAAGTTTGCTAACTCCTCCATTACAGGGTCACTCTGGAACTCTTTAGTTGATAACCCCCATGCCATATAAGCAGGGTTCTCTTCTTTCTTTCCTGTGATGAAGTTGTATCTATCGGGTAGGTCACCTTGATGCCACGGAGATTTCCGTTGTATCTTGGCAATCAATCCTGACGCTTCTTTGACAGCATTATCGTCTGAGAAAGCCCCACTAACCTGTGTAAGGATAGAAGGAATCCAAGACGCTATATGGTCTTCTAGGATGTTCTCTGTCTTCTCTTCTTTACCTATAATCTCATTAGAGAACAAGGTAGCCATGTTAATGACTCCTTTGAGTGTAGACTTATCTCCAATTGTAGCTGTGACCGCTAGAACCATTGCTTGTACAACATCCCAACCATCGTTTCCTTTGGTGGTTGCTGAGTTCTTAAATGCTTCCGCACCATTAGCAATCATTAATAGCTGTGTACCAATAGGGTCTAACTTGTTTATTGATACCCATTTACCATCAACTTGAATAGAGTTCTTTTGGTGTGTCATACTCCAAACTCTGTTCAGTCTAGGGTCATCGGGACCACTACCTGTTAGTCTGCCTTCGTATGCTGCTAGAACACCTGCAAAGACCACCATAGTTCCAACCATCTGTCTCCCTTGGGCTTGCGCTCGTAGCATAGGGTCAGGACTCTTTAAATCCTGTTGTAACCGTTTACTCAAACGTCCAATCAAAGGGGTTCTCTGGTAGGTTTTATTGATTAAGTCTGAGGGTGTCCTGATGAACGGTAGGAAGATACCTAAGGAAGGGTTGTTATTGACCGCTTGCTGCAAGTCTTTAACGATTGTGCCATCCCATGCAGGTTTGGTATGAGTAATATCTTGAGCCATCTCAAGTGCCGCTTGGTCATAGGCGATGTTACCATCTGCTCCCATCTTCGGAGTGATTCCATCCTCTTGGAAATGCCCCTTCATTTGAGCATCAATCCAATCGTCAACTTGGTCTGCTTGGAGTTGACCGTTGTTTAAACCTCTGAGTGCATCTGTATGATATTTAGATTTTAGACTCGCAAAGTAGGTTGTATGCTTAAGTAAATCATCCTGTGCGCCTAAGTATCTAAAGGACATTCTAAAGCCCTTACCACCCACATCCATTACCTTACCCAGTAGTGACTTGGGGTCTAAGTTCCAGTTACCTGAAGTTAGCTGAAAAGGTGATACTGCATCCAATTCTGCATGTGTTGCTTCTGCCATTCCTCTGCCCGGTGTTTCAATCATTGCACCGTGGAACGGGTCTAATGACTGTCTCTCATGGGCAAAAGCGTAACTGAAAGCCTTTAGACCTTGATGCACACCCTGTTTGATGTAACGTAGGTGCAACCAAGTCTGGTCGAATGCTTCTTTAGCCTGTGGGTCCCATGCGTAACCCCCTCCTTCCTTCTTAATGTTCTTATAGTTTAAAGGGGAAGACCCAATGAGTCTTTCCGCAGGTACTACGAATGTTTCTATGATTCCAGACAGAGCGTTAATGGAACCTGTAGAGTTGCTTGTTAAGAGCATCCCTCTCCACGCTTCCGTCATACTAGCCATGAACTTGTCAGCACCAGAATAGCGTTGGAATCCCTTAACTGCTTTAAGACCCATCTGTCTTGAACCACTCTTCTCGGCAGCATCCAAGGCATCATCTAGCATCTTTAAGCGGTCTTCTGTAGTGTTGAAGAATCTACCATTACCTGCCGAATCTAGGACATTCTTAATCTCGGAAGAAGTCATATCTTTGGTTTTCTTAAGGTCTATACGACCTGCCCCTAAGATACGACCTTTCGCTGTTTCAAGCCCATAAGCCGCTTGGGTGTGTTTAGCTATCTTCTCACTCAGAAGGATGTATTTAACATCTAGTTCTTCTTTGATTCTTTTGTTGGCAGCATCTACTGCCCTTAGAGGGTCATTCCTTATCTTAAGTAAGTCAGCGTACATATCTGCTAACCGTATCTCAAAAGCCATAAGCCTAGTCTGGGCATCATACATGTCACCTGTATGAGACTCTAAGGTCTTGGCTAGTTCATCTGAGTCAATCTCTAAGGTTCTGGCGTACTCTTCTTGAGTCTCTTTGTGCCATTGCTCAAAGTTCTTTACTAAAGTTCCCTTTCCCTTCCGAATCTCCCTGATGATGGGGTTCATTACGGTCTGTTGGATATACTCAATTGCCATTTTATCATCAGCATTGTTGTGCCAATACTTAGAGGATAGCCCCCGTGTAGCCTTGGTGATAATCTGCCGATAAATAGCCCCCATGCTACCGTTAGCAGGGATTTCAATTTCCTCTAACTGCTTAACAACCTTGTCCAATGCTTCCTTTGGAAATGGGTCTTCTGCTGTGGTCTTCTGCTGTGTAGGTTTGCCTGTAGGTTCTGCGCCTTGTGTCGCAGCCTTACGCTTCTCAGCAAGCCCTCGTCTGATTTCCTCCATAACTTTTGGAGTGTCCCCATCGTACTGCTTGCTAAGTGCTTTGAACTGCTTTAGCTGTGCAGGGGTTAGGGACAGCGTACATTTATTTGCCATCTACTTTTCCCCCATCATACAAGTTTCAAAATCTTTCCAAGCCTTCTCCTCACCTGCTACTTCTTTCATCTTTTCCACTATGTCTTCTTTTTGTTGTGTGAGTTTTTCCTCCTTAGACTTGGCTGATTTACTTACCGTTTCATCTGCACCTTTAAGATGGCTAACAATGTCGAATGCGTCATCAACATCCTTTTCATTGACTGTCTTAAGCCTTTCAAATACATCCTCTATAGGCTTTAGCAAGTCCCTGACGTTAGCATCTAAGTCATCAGCTATCTCGCCCCTCATCTTGTCTAATGCTTCGGCTACCTTAGCTTTAATTGCTTTGACCTCCTCTTCAGACCCCTTAGCCTGCCCATCCTTTAGAAGAGACTTAAGGTACTGTAGAGTTTTGCCCATCTTATTGTAACTAGTGGGGGCTACTGGAGGTGGGGTAGGGGCTACTGGAGGTGGGGTAGGGGCTGCCTGTGGTACAGGGTCAGCCGATTTAGGATTTTTGAGGTTCTGCTCATGCCTGCTCAGAATAGCAGCAGACTCTTTGGCTGCGTCATCATCTGCCACCATCTTCTTCAAGTTGTTTAGCGACACATCCAACTCGTCTATGGTTTTTTGTGTCGCAACCTTAGCCTTTCTTACTGCATTATTAGCCTGTCTTTGTGCATTCTTCCGAGACTGTTTTCCTCCCTGTTTAGGTAGAGGAGTGGATGGGTCTATAACCCCTGCATTTTTTTCAAACTGAGACTTCTTATACTCTAACTCTACTATTTCAGCTTCGAGTTTCTTCCTCTCGCCCCTAGACATCTTAGTCCCGGCATGTACTGTTGCAGTTGCCAGTTCTTCATCTGTGGGGGGCTTGTAAGTCTCTACAGGGGCAGGCTTAGATGCAGGGGCAGGCTTAGATGCAGGGGGTGGTGGGGCTGCATCAACCTGTTTACCCAACCCTTCTGCTAAATTGAGGACTTCCTCATCGGACAAACTCTTGAGGTACTCTTTGGTACTTACCCCTGCTCGTTGTGCTTCAACAACAGCAGTAACTTTAGGAACAACCTTCTGGTCTAACTGGTCAACAAAGTTACCAAACGCATCTTTGTCTTCTTTGTGTACTAATACTTCTTTGTAGCCCTTAAAGTCTTTCTCAAAGCTAAATCCTTCTGTGCCTTTTATACCTCTGTATGCTTTAGCAAACGCTGCGAAAGCCGCAGAGAAAGTTAAGTCTTCTCCTAAGTTCCTTAGCCTTCTCTCAAACTCAGAGTCATCTACCTTATTAGCAAGCCAATCTGTGTATACCCCTTTGAACTCTGGTTTGGTTTCTAAGAACTCCGCTAAGGTAGTTTCATAGGGGTCTTGTACTGTAAAGGATGCTACTGCGGAGTCTACCGTACCTAATGCTGTACGTTTACCCCACCCTGCTTTGGTATGGTCCAACTTATTAGCATGTGTACCAATAAACCTATTGGTTTTTTCGCTCAAACCAAACGCATTCTTTTTGCCTTGTTCTTGCAGTCCTTTCTTGGCAAGCATGCGGAACTTACCTGCCCCAATCATGCCTGCACCGAACTGGACAACTTCCTCTACAAACTTACCTGTAGCAGTCACGGGTCTAGGGGCAATCCTAGAGAAGATTTCTCCCTCATAGGACGCATCGTCAAACCCTTCTGTACCTGTTATTTTCTCTATACCGTAATCTACTGCACTAATACCCATTTGCAGAGTCTCATCCACAGCATCGGTAACTCCGTGCATAATACCTGCACCTACATCTCCTACTGTTCCTAGTAGTCCTGTATCATCGGCTAGTTGTTGTTCCAATGCGATATGTGCAGGCGTATACGATTTAAAAGCTGATGCTCTAAGTTCATCAGTCATCTCCTCGTTAGCCATCTAGCCCTCCTTTTATATTATGATGTTTGATTCTGTTTAGGTATTTACCCATAGCCGCTAAGTAGTTGGCTTTCGGGTTATTAAGTAGCAGGTCTTTAATCTTCTCGGAACTCAGAGATTTCAAATTAGATACCCCTATAGCTTTAGCGTAATTCTTGCCTAGAACTCCACCTTTTACCAAACTTCTAAATGTACTCGGCATGATTTGCATCTCCCCTAGTGCGCCTGTAGGACTTACCTTATCTGGGTGTACCCCAAAGTTAGTCTCAGCCCCGTAGATTCCTATGAGGTGTTGCTCCACATCCCTGACTTCAATCTGGTTATTGGCTAGTTCTTTTCCAAATACAGCTTTACCCGACTCAAAGATAGTGTCTGACATCTCAGCCACATGCTCCCTTGCGGAGTCTATTTCTGGGTGAGTACCAGTTAAGTATTGCTCCACCCTTTCATTGAATAAACTTCTCCACTTCGCCCGTTCTTTCTGGTTAGAACCATTGTAGTTATCTGACATCCACTTGGTTGCCCCATCAGAAATTCGCTTGGTTAGTGTTCCTGTTTGAGATGCGTTAGCTTCCTTACCCACCACAGCATTCGTTACCCCGTCTATTACCTTAGTGGCTAGACTGTCTCCTCCTATATTTACCTTTTCGGTGGATTCTTCATCTATTACATCAGTGGAAGACTTAGGTTCAGCATAAGGTGGTTTAGGTGGTACTACCTTTACATTTGATTCTTTAGTGCCTGTTTCTGGCTTGTTATCAACCCCTGTCAACTTCTTAAGGTAATTATCAAGAGTCTGTACGCTCTGGTTGTACACCTTCTTATCTACACCATAATCACCTACGATTTTACTGTTTAGGTACGGCATCAACACTTGCGCTCTCATTATGAGTTCAGGTAAGTTCTGCTCATTTTTGGGTATATCGTATACCTCAGAAACCAAATCAATCTGAGGGTTGTTAGTAAGATGGAAGTTGTCGATATACAATCTATCTGAGTTTGACCATGTTTCTGGTCCCCCTTTCATTAACTTATTGTAGTGCTTAAAGCGACCTTCGTGTCTCATCCCCACCATGACATCACTGACTCTCTCTGCGTCCTCCTTAAGGAACACATCGGCTTTATTGGTTACTTCGGGAGTAAGTTCAGCATACTTAAAGTCCTTAGCCTTATTATCTAGGGCATCCTGTAGTTGTTTATCTACAGACGCTTGTGTGTCCTCTTTTATTATTTGGATTGCATTTCGTTTTTCTGTAACACCCATTCCAGAAGACATAATCTCCTCTACCCTCTCGTAGTAAGTGTCTTTGGCATGGTATGCTATTGAATCTCTTACACTTTGTTTAACTAGATGTGTGGATGACTTTCCTGAGATACTTTCGACTACCCCGTCTATGAACTCAGGGATAGCTTGTCCGACTGTTTGGGATTGGATGGTCTTCCACCATTCTGCCATTTCCCCCATTTGTCTCAGGTCACCACCCAATCTCGATATTATCAGTTTTATATCTTCTGGGTTAGCCGGACCTTCCATAGCCCCACTAAGGAACTGACTTTTGTAAGTCGCTAACTCTTCTGCTGTTATGCTAGTGTTTCTCAACCCTTGTTGGAATGCTAGAATCTTCTCGTCACCACTTACGGTTGCCAGTATCTGCTTCTGGAGTGCCTTACCCTCTTCTGTTTGAAGCCATTGGTCCTGAGTCCAGGCTGATTTAGTCTCGTCTTTAGCGATTCCCTCCGCTCTTACGGTGCTCAACGCCAAACTCCAATCTTTTATTTGCTTCCCTACTCTAGCAACTTCAAGTGCTTCATCTCTCTTCATGACGTTATACGCTGTATCTGCCGACTCCTTCTCTACTAGTGCCTTCCAGACACTAAAGGGTCTACCCTCACCGACTTCTGCCTGTGTGTAGAAACCACCACCTTTAGCTTTACTTCTCTTCATGCCCGTAGGTAGGTTGCCCACTAAGTCAAACAACGAATCAATACGGTCATTGTCCCCATCTTCTGTCAAAAGGATTACTTGGGCTGCAATGGATTTTTTAATCCTTTCTAGGGTTGTTTTGTTCTCGAAACCCAAATCGCTATGTTTTTTGAATTTATCCTTTAGTAGACGGCTTATTTCTGCTTGTGGCAGGCTTGTGTTGTTCACTAGGCTCATTATATCGCCTTGAAACACCTGCTCAAACTCCGCTTCAAATTTAGTTGCCTGTAGAACCGCTTCTTTCTGATGGGCTTGAGTAATTGTCTTTTCTATACTCCTACCAAATATATTAAAAGCATCAGGTGGTACATCGGTTAGGTTGTTTATCTCCATGAAGTCGCTAGTGTACTTTTGCGACCACTTGGATAAGTCAAAGTCATCGCCTTGTGCCACTCTAGCCTTCATCGCAGCAGTATCAAAACCTGCGGTGAATTTGTTGGCTTCATCTGCCATGAACATACGGGACATTTCCCTGTTAACATAAGGGGAATCCCATGACCCTATATCCCCCTTCTTGACTGCATCCCCGTAGGTTTTCTTCTGGGATGCGCTCATGTGCAGCCACTTGTCGTGACCTTCTTCTGTGCCTTTCTTATTGGAGTAAGTGACTTGTTTATTCAGCAAGTCTGTGAACGCAGGACCAAACGCATCCCACTTCTTAGCAGACCTTTCAAGATTCTCAGCCACAGAAGTGTCAGGTCTGACATAACCTTGGTAGGCATCTTCAACCCTAGAGATTGCGGTGGGGTCTTCCCTCAACTTGCTTATGGCATTAAGTGTTAACCTGCCTAGTTTTACGGATGTTAGACTCATTGCTTAAATCCCCCTGCCGCACCATAGGTACTAAGACCTGCGGATGCACCTTTCATAGCTGTAATGGCTAAGTCCATCCCCATTGTATTAGCAGGTGGTGCGCCTGCACGGTTCTTCCATATTCTGGCTTCTTCTTTTCTCCAAGTGCTTTCTGACGATGCTTGAAGATTCCGTGCATTCTGCTGTAAATTCCAGATGTTACTTGTTTGGTTTTGCTGTTCTTGCATGTACGTCTGTCTGTCAAACTGGTCGAATACTGCGGAAGATACATTTGTTGTAGAGTTTTGGGCGAGGGCTTTACCCCTTAGGGATTCTGCGGCAAGAGTAGATTCCATTTGGTTGGCAGAGAACTCCCTCTCAGCAGCAGTCCGTTGTGCTATTAACTGTTGTTGATTCGCATCTCTATCTGCTCTTGCTTGTTCTGTTGCTACTCGTTGTGCCTGCACTTTGCCTGCATAACGTGCTTTTGCTGCGCTGTTTTGTTGTACTGCTGACATCACCCCGGATGCAACGGTAGTCGCTACTGAAATTGCTACAGCGACTCCTATAGGAATCGGTGGACACATATTATTTTATCCTTATAAATTCGTAAAAAGGTTCCTTGCTGAACTCAACCTTTCGTATAAAAGTGAAGCCCAAATGTTTGAGCCACTTAAGAGAGGGAGCATTATCCGCATGGACATAGTTGACTAGCATGGGGTACTTATTCTGGTGTCGTTTAACCCACCTCAATGACTCCCTTAAGAGTGCATACGTTATTATGGGTGTCTCAACTAATTCATCAGAACCCAGTAACCAAGGTGAACCCACTTGGTCATCAACGGGAGATACCCCACACATAGCCACTACGTTCCCCTTATAGACCCATGTGTAACATGAGTCGCTTAGTGCGTAAGCGTTCAGTAATGCTTCATAAGGCGTATGCCCGTGACTTGCCATGACCTCCAATCTATCGTTAGCCCTCATGACCTTGGCTAATTCCTTACAATCTTTCTTCCTTGATTTTCGTCTATACGCCTTAACTGTATCCATACTTACCTTGCGTGTTTATTGATTGTTGCCCTCCACTCAGCACTTTGAAATTTACTTGGGTAGGGGGTTGAATTTACGATTTCTATTAGTACATCTTCAGCACGACCCCATATACCAGTTTTAAAATCACCTGAGTCTATAGAGATGTTATTGAGTAGGTTACTTGACGAACTAATGAGTGGGTTGAGGGTATTAATATAAGTATCTCTTGTAGCTAACCCTTTATCCTCATTGGGCTTCACTGAGACTGAGAATGTTGCTGACTTGTCATACTTAATAGCTATGTCCTTTAACTTAAGGGCATCCGTATTAGTAGGTCTATTCTCAACCCGATACAGGAACTCAGAGAACTGGTAACTGAATGTATATGGTTCACCTACATACAAATCAAAATTACCACCAGTGAAGTAGTCGGATATATTGGCTTGGGTAAGATTACTACCAACATACTTACCTGTGGTGTTATAGAACACTAGGTTACCTGAGGTGTAGGGAACTACATAATCCTCGGCATCTAGATGAACCCTGCGGTCTAATAGTAGACCCTCGCCATAACCCATGTTGCCTGCTTCATCATCCGCTTGGAATCTCATCAACTCTAGGGTTGGTTGCCCATCCCTGTTCATGATTAACCAGAGGTCTGAGTTTATCCATGCTGCCTTAAGTACATCAGCACCCATATCCCAAGTGTGCCATGCAGATTGTTTCTTATCTGTACCATCCCAGAAGTAGTTATATACCTGTACCTTACTTCTTTCCTCGGTAGAAAGTGCCACTAACATATCCTCGGTTGAGGACGCAGACAACTCCCTTATCGAACCTTTAATATAGGAGGGTATGTGACTTGTTATATCATCAGCATCTTTGGTATCTGAACTATTATCCGATACAAAGTATTCCCTTACGCCACCGTACTCTCCTCTTGTTGTCGCAAAGAATACGAATGTTGCTACGGACTCAGGTTTACACTTAAGGTCTGCTTCAAAGTTAGTAGAGACATTAATGGATACTGTGTCGTGTGCTAACACCTGACCACTTGTTAATGTGAACTGGGTATTATCAGAAAACAACATCAACTCATCAGCAAACGGAACTGCGTACTTCAAGTTGTTACGTTTATTTGTCGATACAGCTACATCTATTGGTGCGGCATCTGAGAGGATTAAGGTTGACGCATGGAAGAAGTTCCAGAACTCACCAACCTCGGATAGTATGACATTCTCTAAAGATAGAAAACCCATCCTATTCCTGTAGAAGAATAAGTCGTTAAGGGGTTGACCTACAAAGGAAGGAAAGGGGTTTGTATCCTCATCTCCTACCTTACGTTCATCCCAATCCTTGACTTGAAATACGAATGTATCATCAGGGTTCTTAATTAGAACATGGGGCATCGTGTGGGGGTCTAGCTTGTATTCTATACCATCCCCGGTAGTTTCTTTCCACACAGGGTCACCATGACCATCTGGGTCTTCCAACTGTACATAGTAATCATCTTGGTTCTTCTCATTATCCCCAATTACTTTAACCTTGAAACCTAGTGGTCCATTATTGGGTAATCTCTTGAAGTCATTTATCTGACCTTTGACCCCTATGATATGGGAGTCACCTCGGTCATCTGAAGCATCTAACTCAAAGTCTATTGTAGAGGTTATGTGGATGTAGTTATCCTTTAGTTCTACCGTTATACCGCTAGGTAAGAACCCTGTCTTTAATAACCCCCGACCTACACCATCATTTGTGTAAGATGCTACTATGGGTGATGACCCTGTAAGAACCAACTTCATTGTTGAACTACCAACTATTTCCTCGGCAATACTCTTGGTTGCTATATCGGGTTCATGGTCTTTATGTGAACTGTCTCTGGTGGTGTAGGTAACTACATAAGGAGTACCTGCTACAGTTATCGTTATCTTGTATTCTGTTGAGTAATCCCCATGCTTTATAAACACCAAACCCTCTTGGGGTCTAGTGGGTGTCAGGTCTGTACTCTTGGCAACCACCTTGTTCCGATTGATGATATAGGTATGGTCACCGATGGTGGTTGTGGTTAATTCTTCTTTAGGGTTGGTGATACCATTGAGGTAACTTAGGGGGTCATAATTACCGTCCATAATAGAGGTTAAACCCACCTCCGTGCCTGCCCCATTAGCTATAGAGATTGAATCATTAAGAGACAACATGAAGTATCCGTCTGACCCATAATCAAGAACTTCAATCAGGCTATTCTCTATGTCTCCTGTGAACCATGTTAGGTTAGCTATGTGCTGAGTAGGGGGTCGTTTATATAAACCCTTTATCGCAGAGGATACCCCGTTGATTTGCTCATTAGCCTGACTAACTAATCTGTATGCGGAGGGTTGCTGTGAAATCCCATTGATTAGATTGGGAATAGAACTAGATACAAATGTCATTATCTTACTCTGCCCCCTGTTCTATTAATGATTTGGTAAGTGTCGAATGAATCGAATATTGTAAAATCGTTGACTGCTGCGTCCATATCCCTGAGTTCTACTAGGGCATTATGCTCGTCTTGCATATTGAATTGGTGTAGATGACCTACGCCCATTGTTCTGTCTTGAAGTAACCTACCTGCTCGTAAGGTTGCATATTGTCTTGCAGCTTCAGGTAGTTCCTCAAAAGGTAGGAGTAGAACTAAATCTACTTCTAATGTTTGTTCTGTGATGTATGTGTTGGTGGTCTTGTTATACATCTTAGCGTTACGCATAACCCATCCGTTATCGGTTGTGGTATTTGTTGCGTCTGCTTTTAATGTATTAGCAGGTAGTCTTAAGTGACCTGCGGAATCTGGTTGAATTGTGACCTTATTATCGGTATTAAAATTCCATCCGCTAACCTGTAGAGTCCTTAATGTGGACTCCAGAATGTTCTCTGCTATCTCTGCTTGCACATTGCCTGACCTTAATCGGTTAACAGGTGCTTCACCCACACAAGAAAGCATTTCGTTTACAGCTTCCAGTTTACTGGTTGGTAGCATAGCGTTTCCTTGTGACATAAAAAAAGCCCCCAAGAAATTAATCAAGGGGGCTTTCTCTTAACTTACTAACTTTGTCAGGGAGACTAACCCCTAACGGTTCTTATTATACTTTGTTCAAGGCTATGGCACAAGCAGGCTTGAGGATGTTGTGTCCACATGCGTACTTAGCTACCATTAATGTACCCTGACGTTCAATCTGGTATTCAGACTCAACACCCAAGTCCAACAACTTAACGGTTGCTGCTGCATCCGCTGAGAAGATTAGACCTCTTAGCTTACTGTAGTCAGAGCGGTATGCTGCTGTTCTGGTTGAAGTGATTGGTTCTGGGTCACCTGTTCCAGTTGTCTCATTGACCTGTGGGATGTGATTCGACATAAGAATCTTAACACCACCAATTACAGGAACTTGACCTGAAGAGAATGAACCTGAGCCACCTACATCTTTGTTCATGTAAGCTAATGTGTTAACACCTGCTTCCACGTTGAACAATGAGTAGTATTGGTCTGGTGGTAATACACAAACCTTATCGCCAGTTACGTCTTTCTTATCGAACTCAGCCAACGCTGCGTAGATAGACGCTGCAATCTTAGTACCGTCAGTAGCGTGTGCTGCTGTTGTACCAATGGTTACGTTAGATGTGTAAGTTTCATCATCAATTACACCTGCAAGACCTGCTGATGTAGCAAGGGCTTTAGTTGTGATGGATGCTGACTTAGCGATAATTCTTGAGATGTTCTTATCCATCTGGTTAGCAAGTGCCATACCTGCTTCTCGAGAATAAATAGAACGAACATCGTAATGGTTCATTGCTTCATCAATGTTTGAGATGAACTGTGTGCTGATTAACAAGTCATCAACGGTAACTACTCGCTCACCATGTTTAACTTGGTCAGCTTCAATCATTGTACCCGGTGTATGGTACTTGGCAGTTGCCGTACCGACCATTGGGAAACTAGCCGACTTACCATTGCTGATGGTACGAGTGCGGTGTAGTGGTAAGAAGATATTGCGCTCTTCAAACGCTGTTAAGATTTCGCCTGCATATAACTTTAAGAACAGTTCTCTGTTATCGCCTGCTGCGTTTAGTTGCCCTAATCTACTAGGGGCTTGATGTGGTAATGCCATTGAATTTTTCTACCTGTAAAGTATTGATAAAGTGTATGTTTTGCACTTGTGGTCTTCTTTCCCTGTGATTATCCAATCGTGATTGGGTCAGAGATACTCGGTAGATTTGTGTGCGGTGTGCGTCTGTTTAGAAGACGTTAGACTTTGCTAGTTTTCGTGCAACTTTCTCCCTGAAGGCAGGGTCAGTTGAATAGCGTCTGTCTGACATGTCTCTCTTAACTTCTGCGGCAGATGCGTAAGCACCTGTACTGGATGGGGATGAATCCCCTTGTACTAATGTGGGTTCAGTACCAACCTCCGATGCGTAACGTGCATGGAGTCCCTTGACAGCATAGAGTGCTTGGTCGAGGTCATTGGTATTGATGCTATCGTTGTATAGTCCTTGGTCTGCTTCTGAAAGGTTTTCGGTTGCCCATTCCATCATCTGAACATACTGGTCTTTACCTCCAACTTGGGAGAAGACTGTATTTTCAATACCTGCTGAAACGGCTTGCTGCCCTTCGATATGTGCATCCACGATATGTTTTGGGATGCCCATCTTTTCTAACGCTTCGTAACTGTTCTCCGAAAGGCTTCCCTTTTCAATGAACTCTTCTTGTAACTTCTCATAATCCATTGGGGCAGAGGGTTCGCTAGTGCCTTCCTCTGTCTCTTCGGGTTTTTCTTCACCTAGTTTCTTTTCCAGTTCTGAATAAGCCTTGGCAAGTTCCTCTGGTGATTTGAATTTATCGGGCAACCAATCAGGTGTTTCCTCTTGATTATCAGAGTTATCCTCAGGAGTCTCCTCTCCCTGCTCCTCCTCAACCTCTTGAGTTTCTGGGGGGAGCGCATTGCCATCCGCTTTTGCAACCATCTTGTCAATATAGTCTTGGTCTTCCGTAGGTTCTTCCGCATGAGTATTGAGTTCATTTAGGTCTGCCATTCATCATCCTTGGTTATTTAGCTTTTCTCTTACTGCACCTGCCGCTTCCTTAGCGACATGAGGGGTAGCAGAGAGTTCTCGTTGCTGTTCAAATTGTGCTTGTTGTGCGCTTTGTTGCTGTTGCGCTATAGCCTGTTTCTCTTCGGGAGTCTTAACTAATCCTTTGGTATCCAATCCTAGTGATGCCCCTAACCTGTCAATGTAGTCTGAGACATTTAGTTCTGATTGGATTACTTCAGGTCCTAAGGGTTGTAGACCCTGTAGGAATTGGGATAGTTTATTGAGGTCGTGACCCCTTCCCAACGCTTCCATACCTGTAGTGATTTGAGGTTTTAGAGTGTCTTTGGGTAGCTTAGGTAGCTTGCCCGTCTTCTCTAACTTCTGTAGCAATAGACTAATTAAAGGTAGTTGGAACTCTTGTGAAAGGATGGAGTAAAGCCCACCTAACCCACCCTCAAGTTCCTGTGCCATATACCGTATTTCTTCTGCTGTTACTCGCTCTCCGTTTCTCTGGATTGCGGTGTTGAGCATAAAGGCATACGCCATACGTTCTTCAATCTTACCTGCTGCATCAAGGGCAACTCTAAAGTCGTTGTGTTTCTCAACTCTTAACGTAGATACGTCCTGTGCTGAACCTTGTACTATCGCTCCATTAGGTGCTTGTGCAAGTGTTCTAGCTTTGGTAGTACCGTTAGGAGATACCATAAATAGGACTTTGGCTGAAGCCGCACTTCCTTCAACGATTGATTTGGATAAAGACTCTAGGGATTGTAGGTCACCGATATACTCTTCGATGAACCCTCGCCCGTAATCTTCACCGTCAATGCGGTTGAACCGTAGTGGGATAAAGGGGTTCTTGTCTAAGGGGTATGTACCCTGTGAACCCGGTATGGGTTGACCTTTGATTTCTTGGACAACTGTCCACTTGCCTGTGTCTCGTTTGACATAGGTATACAAGTCTAGTGACTTATTATTATCGCTTACTTCACCTAGCAACTCTTGGGCTGCCTTAGGCAACATAAGAGGGCTTACGGATTCCTTGGTTATAATCTCAAGAATATTTCCTGACGCATCTCTCTTAACCACATAGCGGTCCAGGGAGAAGATTCTAATGCCACCCTTTTTGGGCATGTAGATTAATGCGTTCCCTGCTAACACTAACTGCTTGAGTGTTTCAAAGAAAGGAACTCTTAATGCTGAAGTTTCAATCTCCTGCATTACTACTCTTTCAATCTTAGCCAACCCCTCTTCTACTTCGCCTCTCGCTAAATCATCTTGTCCTAATTCTGCTAAGGTAGCGTCATCAAGAGTCAGTCTAAAGAAAGGTGCATTGGGGGGTAGCAAGGCTACAAGTAGCTTACTGCTGAGATGATTAAGACCCCTTGCTCCGATGCTCTGGAAGGGTGTGGGAAACGTGGTGAATCCTGATGAACCCTCAGGAGGGAAGAGAGAAGGAATGGTGACTAATGCCCCATCCCTTGCCCTCTGTAAGAACGATGTTCTGTAAGTCTCTAGTTGTTGATACCTATTTGCAACGGACGCAGCGATTGACTGCTCTTCCATTCATACTCCTATTTCGGTATGTTCAACCCACTATTGTCTAACGGTGTTGAGATGTTTGTTGTTTGATTAAATTGTTTACGACCCTTCTTCTTCTTATCGCCTGTCTTTGATTTGGACAGGGATAGCGTTGGGGCAGTATCCTCAACTGATGCAATAGCAGCAGGTTTTGCTTGAGGTGGTGGTGGTGGTGGTGGACTTGGCGAACTTCCGCACATTTTTCACTTCTCCTGTAGTTCTGAGTTTAGTCTAATTAAATAGTCGATTACCGACTGTTGCCCCCTTAGAAAATCTAAGTTAGCATCTGCATCTCTGGGTAACCTGTCAGGAAACTGCTCCTGTAGATTGGATACCAGAGAGTCTGATACAAACAAATGCCCTCCTAGTAGGTTCCTGTGGTCCATACTGTCCATTTATTACCCTCTATATATTGGTTACATGAAGACCCTCCGGGGTACAAGGACATCTTTATATTGAATCCCTTGAACCCCTTGAGCGAGTAGCGTTGGCATGTGTCCTTCTTAGGGCATTTAGAGTTAGCACACTTCCTTAGCCCCATCCAAATTCCCCCATCATGCCTGATGCGTTGTAATCGGTTACTGTACCCTCAAAGAAGTTCTTAAAAGAATCCCCTGCAACAATCCAATCAACCCAAGGTAGGGGGTTATCCTTGATGCCAAAGTTACCTTTAAGCCCTAACTGGATAAGTCTTCTGTCTGTCAGGTAGCGAATGTATTCCTTTACCTCGCTTGCCTTAAGACCCTCCATGTCACCGCTCTCAAATACTAAGTCAATGACCTCATCTTCTAACTTTACTGCCTGCCTAGCGGTGTCGTAAATGTACTCTTTGAACTCATCATCAACGATGCGAGGGTTCTCCTTGAGGTACTCTTTGAATAGCATACCCATACCCTCAACATGTTTAGTCTCATCACGAATAGACCATTCGACTACCTCACACATACCCTTCATCTTTCCGAATCTCTGAAAGTTAAGTAGCATTACAAAGGAACTGAATAGACCCACCCCCTCATTGATACAGGCTTGTGCGAGTGCATAAGCAACCTCATTAGCATCCCAAGGAGTACCACCCCCTGCCGCTATGAAATCCATCTTATCCGACATGGGTTTGTACTTTAGGAATGCGCTGTACTCAGACTCGTCTAGCCCCAATGTATCGTTAAGGAGGGCATAGGCACGTTGGTGCGTACCCTCCCGATTCGCAAATGATAAAAGCATATTACGAATTTCATTGTTCTTGAAATGCGGTATGAATAGGTCAGCGTAGTTCTGTGCAACCTGTACGTCCGACTGAGTAAACATACGCAATATCTGTACGATGTGATGCTTCTCGTCAGGGGTGATGTCGTTCCCTTTCCACTGGTTAACATCTTCCTGTAGCTTGACTTCCCATGTACCCCAATGAATCTTCTCATGGTCTTCTGCCATCTCCATTGCCCAAGGGTACTGAAACGGTTTGTACGTTATTGATGGTCGTGTTAGCCCTCGCATGACAAGCACCCCTCTTCTACATTCTCTTCAACGAAATCCTTAAGGGCTTCACGCTTAACCTTACGCCCCACCTGTTCTGCGGTATGTCCACTACTTGTTCTCAAATAATACAACCCCTTTAGTTTCTTCTTCCACGAATCCAGATGTACTGAATTTACATAATGTCTCTCTACCCCGGCAGGGAAGAACAAGTTCACCGACTGACCTTGGCAGATATACGGTTGACGGTCTGCCGCATGTTGTACAACCCAATGTTGGTCAATCTCAAATGCTGTCTTAAATACACTCTTATCCCAAGGACTCAAGCATCCTAAGTGCTGTACTGAACCTTCATTATGGATTATGCTTTCCCATTGCTTTTCTACCCAATCTGAATCATGTCCAAAAGTTTTAGCAACTTCCCAGAGTTTCTTGTCTAGGTACTTGTTCTTGATTAGATGTGTACCTACTCTGGTTCTGTGGGCAAACGCATTAGACTTCCAAGGCTCGATGCTTGGGGAGGTGCTTAGAATCATGCTTGAGTTAGCATTAGGTGCAATAGCCAAGCGATGACTGTTACGCATCTCTGTGTCTTGTCCGTCTTTGTACGCTCCTCTTTCGTGTGCTAAGTTGACAGTAGCTTTGGTTGCCCAACTACTAATCTCCATAAAGATTTTACGGTTAAGCCCACTAGCTTGAGCAGACTCAAATGGAAGTTCTTTCTGTTGGAGTAGAGCATGGAATCCCATAGCACCTAATCCTAATGACCTCTCTGCTATCGCAGACCTAACTGCTTTATGTAGCTGTGGTGGTGCATGTGTAATGAACTCAGTCAATACATTGTCAAGCATGCGAATCAGGTCACCGATAAACAGTTGATTACCTGTCCACTCATCGTACTTCTCTAGGTTCACACTAGATAAACAACAGACTGCTGTTCGGTCTGGTGCTGTAGGTAGGTGTATCTCATTACATAAGTTACTTCCATGTATCTTTAGACCCTTATCCTTAAGTGCCTTAGGCAACTGACGATTCGCTTCATCAATGTAGTTGATGTAAGGTTCGCCTGTGCGGAATCTAACCTCTAATATCTTCTCCCATAGCTTCCTTGCTGATACTGTGTCTCTAACTGAATCATCATGGGGGTCAACTAAATCCCAAGGCTCATCCTTACTGACTTTCTCCATGAACTCGTCAGTCACATTGACTGCGTTGTTTAGGTTAAAGCATTTGCGATTAGCATCCCCACCTGTAGGTAGTCTTATATCTAGAAACTCCATAATGTCTGGGTGGGATACATCAAGGTAAGCAGCATAAGAACCTTTCCTAGTTTTGCCCTGCTTGTAAGCAGTCATGGCACTATCTGCTACTTTCATAAAGGGAATAGGGGATGGGGCTTTATCAGATACCGCTCTTACATCTGACCAATGACCACCAACTCCACCACCCTTTACTGATAACCATGCCAACTCTTCCTGATGCTCAATGAGTCCGTCTAGAGTATCTGGAACGTATGATAGGAAACAACTTATTGGTAACCCCTTAGGAATCTCCCCTTCCTTGGGGGCATTAGATAAGATTGGTGAGGAAAACATAAACCACCCACGACTCGCATAGTCGTAGATGCGCTGTGCTAACTCACCGTCACCACCTGAGTACGCTGTAGCTGCCCTAGCCAAAGACTCTTGTATGTCCTCACCATCCAGTGTGTAGTAGTCAGCAAGCAATGCCTGTGACTGTTCAGACAGTTGTGCGTTCCTTGCCTTGTCTATTTGAATCATCTATAGTCACCTGACCCCTCGATGACTCCACGCTCTTTGCGTGAGTTCAACTTATCAATATTAGCATTGGCAACTTCTGCCAAATCAATGCCGAAAGTTGTAGCAATCTGAGATACAAACCAGAGTACGTCACCCAGTTCATGTTTAACGTCTGCAATAGGATAGCGGTAGTAATTCTGTGTCCCTCCCGGACCTCGTGAGTAGTTTCCCTTCCGTAGTTGTTTAGCGATGATACTGGTTAGTTCACCTACTTCCCCGGCTATCCCTGCGGAGAGGTATTCCAAAGCTACTTCCTTATCGTAGATAGCGGTAGTCTTTGCCTGTGCTTGGTAGTGCTTAAATGTTTCTTTGATGTGCGTGGTTGGGTATGTTGGGTGGCAGTTCATTGGATGGTTATTCATTTGATTCCCTTTTTAATAGCGTTCTCTTTAGCGAGTTCTGCGTAGTGGATTATTTTGTCTAAATCCGACAGACATTGGTTCTTGTTATACATGCGTGATGCGTACTTAATGATGTTCGTTTGGTATGGGTCTAGCTTGTTAGCCACACAGTAGTCGATAGGTTGGATTGTCATCTTCTTGTAGTGGTCACCTCCCACCTGTTTATATTTAGGGGAGTTGTGGTGGTACATTTTCATACCCCTTGTTGTTTCGTGAGTCTTCTGTATTGCATCCCACTCAGCCGGGGTGACATCTGATAAGCCTACTTTCTTGACCATACTGGACTCCATAGTTTTACGTCTTCGGTTAGTATGTTGTAGTCTCCATGTCTTAGGATTCTTGCTAGTCGCACTTGGGCTAGGCATTCATCTTCGGTATACCCTGCATTAGAAAAGGCATCTCTGACTCTTGTGTACATCTCTATCTCTGTGGCTGCACCATCCAGAATCTTCTTAGCCTTCACTGGTCCAATCCCTTTAACCCCTGCGTAGTTGTCTACGCTGTCTCCTGTTAGGGCTTGAGTGAACCAATTGCGGTCAGCGTCAAGTGGTGTAATCTTGGTGGGTTCATCATCCAGATTCCTCATGTGCCATGCGTTAGGGATGGTTGCCATATCCTTATCGGCTGAGTAGATTAAGACCTCTTGGTCTGGGTTCATCGTTGCCCAGATTCCCATAACGTCATCAGCTTCAATGCCTGTCCAAACCTTTACAGGGTACTTAGTGGCTAGGTACGCAACCACTTCACGGATACACATAGGTTTCCGTTTGTTGATGCGGTTCGCTTTGTACTCAGGGTAGACTTCCTTACGGAAATTAGAGGTGGATGAAATAGCTATATGCACATAACCAATATCAAAATACTTCTTAGCCTGTGTAATTATTCTCTCTACTGAGGTGTGGGCTTTATGCTTTGCTTCCCACTCGTCAGTCTGTAATGTCCATACATCATCATCCCACTTGATTGCTTTCTCACTAGCAGCACATGCTTGGAAGACTACGATGTCACCATCAATAATTAAATCAGCTTTCATCATTTGCTCCTGTTAGTGCTGTCCATGCTTCTGGGTAGAAGACCTTGAGTTCATCTGAAATCATTTGGGCAATCTCTCCTGTCTCAGACTGTGCGTGTTTGTCTAGCCTGAGGTTGCATACCCTAGAGAATGCCAACACGCTCCCTGTCCAATACCATTCGGTATTAACTGCTGTAGGTAGTAACGCTCTTGCTTGCTCCTTGCTTACACCTAGACCTAACATAGTCTTATAGGCAATTGACGATGCTGAGATAGCTGAGTCATATACTGACCTTGCCATCAATGCCTTCATCCCCGAAAGAACTCCTTTGCCTGAGCCTTGCTTAATGCTCTTATCGTCTGCTCTTAACTCCTTTGGTTCCCAATAAGATTGCTCTGCCTTAACATAACGATAAGAGATTTCATTCCACACAAGACCTACCTGATGCTTGGCTAACTGCCGGGCAACAAAGATGGGTGCGGTGATTCTAAACTGTGCCTGTACATGCCCGAATGGACTCCAATGTCCATGCTTGGCAAGGTACTTAATTAATCTGTTGTTCTGGTCTAGCGAGTAACTTGATGATGTTTCCGAATAGGACACTCTTGCTGCGTTAGCAATGGTGTCATCGTTCCCCATCGTATTTAATAGTTCTACTTTCATAGGTGTAGTTATCCTTATTTGTGTGTCTTACTTAAGTGTAAGTCTTCTGATTTTAAAAAAGGGTTGTAGCGTGTTTCCAATATGTATTTTATTAGGCTGAATAATTTGTCAGGGCAATCTGATAAATTACCTGCTGATAAATTACATACCTTACACAGTAACCCCCTGACATCACCTGTGGTGTGGCAATGGTCTATATGTGTGTCCTTACTGCTAGTAAATTTATTTCCGCAGGAATCACAACGACCCTCGGAACGTAATACTAATTCTGTATGGGTTTCCCATGTAAGTCCATAACCGTGTATGAAGTTCACTTCGTATGCTCTCATCCTTCTAGCTATAGAGTTTTTATACAGGTCACGAGCGTATTTTCTACAACAGGGTTTGCACTTTGAGACACGTCCGTATTTCCCTTTGCTAGTCTTATGGAAACCTGTAAGGTCTTTAACCTCTCCACACTTAGTACACTCCCTCTTAGTGGGTATCTGCCCAGTTTCTACCGATGTTAAACTCCCCTGTGAGGGGTAGCTTGAAGTTGTAGTATTCTCCAGTAAGTCTAATTGCATCTATCGCAACCTCCCCGATAGTCTTAGCTTTATTCTCATCACCGTGTACAACCAACTGTACTTCATCATGGACAAATGCGACTTGAGTAATTCCTTCATAATTATTCTTCCTTAATTGCTCATGAAATATTACCAACCACTTCTTGCAGATGATTGCACCTGCTGATTGGAGTAGTGAGTTGAGTGCCGCATGCTCTGAACGAATGGGTATCCTTCTACCATCCAGACCTTTGAGCCACCCTTCCGCTTTAACTTTCTTACTTACCTCTTCTCTTAATCTCTTGATGGCAGGGGTCTTCTTAAGGAATGAGTTCCGTAACTTGGTTCCTTCCTTCTTGCCACCACCTACAATTTCACCTAACTTCTCTGGTCCTGCCCCATATAGGAATCCGTAAATGAATGTCTTGGCTTGGGAGCGTGAATCTAACCCTGCCGCCAGTTGATTGACCGTGTGTATATCTCCATCCAGTAGTTCATGTGCGTACTTACCTTTGTCAAAAGGAAACATGTAATGCGCCAAGCAACGTAACTCAAGACCGCTAACGTCAACCCCAACAAGAAGAGAATCACGGGGAGCATGAAACAACGCCCGGCACTCCTTGCCATAGGGAGCAGACACGCTTGGAACCTGTGCCACATTAGGATTGCTGTGTGTACATCGGGATGTGACAGCACCCATAGTGTTAACCCTTCCATGTATCTTTCCTTCCTTCTCTAACTTCAGCCATGCTTGATTCCCCTCTGCTAGTTGTCCTATTCTTTTCTGTATCATCAAATACTCAGATAGCAACTTGGCATGTGGATAGTCCAAACTACTCAACACAGTTTCATCAACCTTAGGTTGTCCATTGTCTGTGTATAGTTCTGGTTGCCATCCATACAAATCAATCAATCGCTTTGCTATATGTTCCCTAGAGTTAGCATTGAACTCAGTATGTATTACTCTAGTGTACGACTGACCTTCAGTAAAATCACCTCTGGTCTTATCTTTGAATCTCAATGTTCTCTTGGGTACTACCTCACCTTTATTAATCCACCAATTGCCAAACTCTTCCTTGAGATTCTTTTCTAAGTCTGCCCTCTTGGCACACAATTCCCCATACAACTCCAAGGCTTTTGGAACATCAAACGGGAAACCATCCGTAGTCTGTTGTGTGCATATCTGTGCTATAGAATGTTCTAAGTCGATGGCATCCCTTGAGTATCTGACTCTTGCCATCTGTTTAAATAA